GCGTGTGTAACGACTGCCTAAACGGTCGTACAAGTTGTCCTCAATTGCTTCCTCAGTGATTGAGAATGCAAGTGCAACAGTTTCGTGGTTGTAACGAGCAGTGAATGCTTCGTTAGCGTCGTCAAAGTTAATTGCAGAACCTTCTGACTTAGTAGGTGCCGCACCAAATCCAGCCAACATTACTTCTTCTTCAAACGCACGGTCTGAAGATTCAGTAGTGAAGATCTCTGAATGTTGGTTTTCGTGCCGGTGGTACTCCATGCCAGATAGGGCGTTAAGACCGGGTTCTAGCTCTTTCGCTAGTTGTGCGCGTGATACAGCCATCTGTTAGCCCCCTTATACGCCAGTCACAGAAACAGTGCCCTGTACAATACTTCCGTTTGGAGCATTGAAATGGTTGTTTAAGCGAACAATTAATGGAATACCAGCTACAGTGAAATCTGAGTTATCAGGGTCGTCTTGAACACCCATAATACGCATAGATAACGACGCAGTGGCAGCGATTGTGTTTAGATCAGCAGTTGCTGAAGAGATACCAGTAGTATCACTACCACTATTACCACCTGCAAACGCGATGTTAGCAAATACTGCTGCGCGAATTTCCGCTTCAGTGTTTGCCGCACCCACTACGTTAGATGTAGCGATTGTAAACGTCTGCATAGGATCGTCATAGACGAAAGCCTTAACAGGGTAGTTGGTATCAGCGCCCGCACCTGGCCATGTATTAGACCAAATAGTTGCACCAGTTGTAGAAGAAACGTATTCACATCCCCAGAACACACCTACAATAGAGACAGTACCACCAGCCGCAGCTTGTAGATCGTCAATTACACCAGCCGCAGTCGGTATTACCGGCTGACCTTGGTATAGTTTGTTTGTGTTACCTGGAGCTATGCGATATTCCGTTGCCCCGGTAGAATTGGCTTGTTGGCCAATTTTCCCAATGGGTCGTAGCCCAAAGGATCCGTTAGAATTTGCCATAATAGCACCTCAATAAAAGTTACTCGGAGTCTCTTCGTGAGCCTCCGAAGGATACACGACTCTGCCGATTATTAGTTATCGGCATTGAAGGATGTTGGTCCTTCATTAAATCCTGATCAACTGCTACCATTTGTTCGCGGGTCCGGTTCCCGTAATACTCGGATCGTTCTTGGGCGGTTTCTACAGGTATGCGACACAGCATCAATCCACCTTGTCCGATGATGCCCTCAAATCGACCTTCGTCAATAGTGGGAGCTTCATAGTCTGGATACTCGTCCTTACGAACAGGTTCCCATCCTTCGCGTAGTTTGGTGTTGACGTTCATCTTATCGTCTTCACCGCGCATTGCGGTTCGAATCCAACGATGCACAAAACCCGCAGGGGCTTCTGGTGCAGCAAGGCGACTGGGCGGTGCCCATGGTTTACGGCGCGTTTCTTTTTCGCGTGTTACGCTTTCGCGTGATTTTCTGTCAGTCATTTGTCTTACTCCTTCACAAACTTTGCATATTCTTCAAGCGGAACGTTTAGTCGCTTCGCCATCGCAATTTGGGAGGGTGAGAGTTTCACCGACCTACGCCCCTGTTTTGTTGTACTGCGGGTAGCTGAAGCGCCAGCAGGTGCGACCTGTGCTCCGCCCGATTTCTTCGCCTTCGGAAACTTCTGTGGAAATTCTACCCGAATACGCTTGTCTACTTCATTGTAGTACTCTTCGGTCGCCGGGTCAAACCCTTCTTCCTCTACAAGTCGTTTATGTAAACCAAACGCGGCATAAGTCATAACCTCATCTGAACCAAACCATTCATTTTTACTCGCCCAATCTTCGGCTCGAGCATCTGGTTTAGCCGCAGGTGGGGCTGTTGGTGTAACAGGAGCAGTTGTCTGTTCTGGTTCTTCAACCTCTCGCTCCAGTCGTTGTTTAGCTACGCGGACACGATCCTGTTGAACAGCCACTTTGGACAATTGTTCTTGCGCGGCAAACATAGCATCCGAGTCTCCTGACTCATATGCTTCTCTGTATTGACGCTTAACAGATTCAGTGTGCGCTTCTAAGCGTGACTCTTCTGAGCTAACATAGCCTTTGTCTAAGTTCTTAACTTGAGACTTTAACTTATTGTTTTCACTCAATAATTGTTGAGCCATGCGAACCGCTTCTTCACGATCTCTTTCTTCTTTCCGATACTTCTCGGTAAGTTTCTTGATCCGTTTCTGAACGTTGTTGCTATAGCTTTCAAGTTCATCAGCGGGTTCCTCCGCAGGTTCTTCTTTCGAAGTTTCGACTTTCGCCTCTACTTCGGGTTCCTCAGAAGATTCAGTATCAAGTTCAATCTCGACACCTTCCTCTTCTTCAATAATTTCTTGTGCTTCTTCGTTCATGGTGCTCCCCTAAACTTGTTTAATATCATCAGGTTCAAGAATTGTAGCGATCACTTCGTCATCATTAATGATGCGAACTTCTCCACCGTCAATCTTAAATCGTGATCCAGAGTATCGTCCGATACATACCCATTGACCTTCTTTGCACCAGGCATCTGAGCCTTTGCCAAACTTGTTTGGGTCTTTGTATGCTAGCGGACCGATCTTTAGAACATACGCAACAACCGTTGCTACGGCCTCACGAGCTCTAATTTCGTCCGGAATATGCAGACCACCTTGTGTTTTAACGGCACCTTGATAAGGCATCACTAATACACGCCATCCCGTAGGTTGCGGTAATCTTTCCAAAAGGGGTTTATCTAATAGAGAAGGGTCTAATACCTTCTCGGTTGCGTCAACGTATGCGCTATTCACAGCGGATGAGTCGGCTTTAGCCTCCTCCCGTTCCTTGTTCATTTTCTGCGCGACGTGGTCAGGTACTAATAAAGTCTTCGTCATCGTCTACGGTTCTTTCCAGCAGGGATTTAAATTCCTCACGAGCGTAGGTCAGGCCCCGTACCTCTCCTACCATGAGTTTGTAATGCTCCCAGTCTTTGCAAGCATCACCAGCAAGAGCACTTGCAATATCTTGTTCGCGCTCTTGTAGTACCTTATACATATGTTTTGCAAAATCAACAACATCCATTAAAGAATATCTCTTTCTGAGCTCTGTGCAACCGATTTTATCGGTCCGCCCTTTACCCAATCGTCACAGGTGCTGCTTGTTTGACACATAAACTTATATATTTGACAGTATCCTAGATCACCAGAGTCGTCTCCAATGCAATCTAGCATGTCTTCTGTCTGATTGTATGCGCCACAATTGCCGCAAACTTCTGTTAATTTAAAGCCACCATCGGAAGATGGGTCACGATAAGACGCTTGTTCCTCTGCGGACATACGGTTCTCATCATTAATTTCCTCATCCTGAGTAGCTGATGGACAGCTAGGACCATCGTTGTCCCCGTCCATCTTATCTACCGGAATACCATCCGGCATGATGCTGATCATGATTGTAGGCATTAGTATGTTTTCCCACGGTTAGCATTGTAGCGAACATCGCCGCCATGACCAAACGTTTGCGTCTCACCCGTATCATCGTCGGTGATAATCATTTTATCTTCAGCGTCCATGTTTTCAATTTCATCAATAGACTCTTGATCTAACCCTAAGTACTTAGGGCGTAACTTAGGCTTTGGTGATTTCTTTGGTACGGGCATTTTACTCTCCTATATCATTTCTAAGGCTTGGTGTAACGTTTCTTTGTTACGTCTTGTCCATCCACGCCCAAACGTTTCAAACGTCTTTAAGCTCTTATAGAAGTCCTGACGAACGTCGTAAACATAATTTATTATCTCAGCGGGATCTTTTTCCATAATAAGACCTATTGTCTGCGATCCTATGGCTCCGTCTTGAGTAGCACCAACTGCACGCTGAATAGCCTTAGATGGCTTACTTTTTCCGGAATTCACGGCCCAATCAAACGCGCACCAGTCTAAGCCCGATGGAAGCAAATCGCCTTTAACTCGATCCCAGTAGTTCTTCTTGTATATCGGAGCTACATCTTCTGGCGTTAAGTCGCGCATTTCCTGTTCAGTGGACTCTCGTCCAATCCATTCATCGTACACACGTTTGGTAACACCGAGATTAGTCATACCTCCAGGGTCGCTAGGATGGTTTACATAACCTCCCTCGTGAGCAAGAAGCATGCCTAAACATTTATCAAAGTTCTCTTTCATTTCTTACCCCCAAAGTATTTGCTTACGCCACGCATACCTATTGATGCACTCACTATACCCCCAAGGCTGTATTGATACCACCCTGGCATATCCGATAATGCGGCAAAGCCTGCTTGTACTATTTGATTACCCCAATCCCCACAGAACGCCAAAATAAGGGGAATACTGAACAAAAGTGTAATCCACTCATCTTTCCAGCTATTCTCTGTGGCCTTCATTGCGGCCAGGTCCCAATCAAGTTCTCCTGTTGCAATCTTCATTTTTGTCTGGGCTTCAGCCTGTTTAACAGCAGTCTTGCCCTCAATCATGGTTCCGGCTAAGTCAGCGACCTTACCTAATAATCCTAATCCCATCATTCGTTATTCGCCTTTCCTTTTGTGTAGGCTTCCTTGCCGTAGAAGGCAGCAACGATAGCCGCAACAGAAACAAAATACACACCAGCAATAGAAGCTAGCGACTTCATGGCTTCATCAAGATCAGCCACGTTACACAGAATTATTGCGAAAGGGTACAGCAACATGCCAAACAATGCAAACCATGCCATCTTACGCTGCGCATCTCTTTGAGCATCGTCATCTAACATTTTTAAGCGTTTATCCTCAAACGCCATGCGATCCCATTCGGCTTGATCTATTGATCCGTTGCCGTCTACATCTGCTTTTTCAAACTCTGTCATGTGCTTCTCCTAGTCTGCAAGAGGGTTGTCTAAAGCCCTTTGCATCTTATCCATTAGTTTTTCTTCAAGCTCTTTCATAGCTCCACTTTGTGAAACCCTAACACGTTCACGTTGATTTTCAAAGCGAACTTCTGCATTATCTATCATAGTACGAACCTTGTCTTCAGATTTACGAACCATATCCTCCACACGATCTGTTTGCTTCTCAATGCTTAATATGTCTTCACGTAATCCGTTTTTAATGTCTCGAGAATATTCAACAGACTCTTCTACCTTTTCAGATATGCCTGTTACCTTTGCATCCATGACGTCCATTGCTTGTTGATATTCCCCGAGGTCTAGTCCTGCAACCTCCTCGATCTTTTGGTACATAACAAACCCACCGTACAAACCACCTACCACTGTAGATAAGAACGCGAGTATAGCCATTATAGAACCAAATGATAACTTCATACCACCTGTTTTAAACTCACGATCTGCAAGCCCATCAATGTTGTCTGCTATCTTGGTAGTATCCATTAGTTTTCAAA